GCAACGTCTATGAAATCTCCAATGGTTAGAGAAGGTATAGCCAATGTTGCAGGTGTTGCTCAGGATGTACCAATATATTTTTTAAAGTTAGTTGAGAAAATTAAAAATTTAGGTAAAGACGTAACTGAAACAGGAGCAATAGCTGATAGACAAAAGGTTAAACAATATAAAGATTATGAGTTAACAGAAGATGTAGCAACAGGTGAGATTCAAATTTTTAAAAATAGCCAAAGTGATGAAGCAATTGACCGCTTTGGTGGTGAAAATGCTACCGAAGAAGTTTTTATGAGATACAAACCTGGAAAAGGTCAAATTGACGAAACAACTAAAGGTAAAACTCCTCTAGATGAGTATGAAGAAAACACTTCATATATTTCTAACAACAGAGGAAATACAGGTGAGATATTAGAAGAAGTATCTGGAGTTCCAGATGACATCTTTTTAGAAATAGGTGAACAAGTACCAGAATTCCTTAGAAAAGGAAAAGCAGAGGGTGGTATTATAAATCTTGCAGGCGGTGGCAGAGTAAATCTTGCTAAAGGTGGAATTACTAGAGGACTACTAGCAGCAATAAAAGCTCTTAAAAGTAAATATGGTGATGATATTATTAAAAGTGGTGATGAACTAGAAAGTCAATCAAAAACATTTGATGATTTTGAAATGAGAAATCCAAATCCAAACAGACAAATGACTGCTGATGAACTTGAAGATTTTGAAATGGAAATAGGGGGTGATAATTTAGAAGCTTATAGTTTTGATGGGACTGTTGGTGATGGAGCAAGAATTTTAAAAGAACAAGAGAATTACATGGAATATATGTATGATCAATATAGAACAGGTAAGTTAGATCCTGTAGCAGGTGACAAATCTCAAGCTAGAAAAAAATTATTACAAAAAAGATTTGAAGACATGGAAGCAAGTGGTGACTCGAGATTGATGACAAGAGATGAGATAGAAGAACTATCTACATTTGATCTTGGGACGCAAATGGATCAAATGAAAGATATAGATATCAGTCAAGGTATGATTGATTTAGATGAAATGAATTTTACTAAAAATGCTCAAGCGGCTAAAAAATTATTAGATAATGCTTCTACAAACAAAGAAATTAAAAAAGGGGTGGGTGAAATAATGAGTGATACCTCTCCTGCAGCTTTAGAAAAAAGTATAGAGATTGATAATCTTATGTTAAAATATGAAGGAATGGATAGAAGACTTGCAGAACAAATTGCATATGAGATAAATCCACGAAAAAAAGCTGATATAATTGCTATGGTAGAGCAAACAATGGAAATGAGTGCAAAAGGAATGAGTGGTGATGATATTATACAAACATTTAAAAACACACCTAGAACAAAACAAGCTAATGGTGGTATCATTGGTTTGACAACTAATCCAAGGCCTGCTAATAACTAAAGCAGGTGTTGAAATATTAATTGAAAGAAGATAGAATATCCCTATGGCTACTATAGACAAATCATTACCAAATATGGATCCTAATGAATTAGGTGAAGAAATTGAAGTTGAACAAGTAAAAGAAGCAGAAGTATTTGATACTCCAGATGGACCTGTTGAAATAGACATGACTGAAGATGGTGGAGCAGAAGTTTCTTTTGACCCAAACGCTACTGAAGCAGAAAATGTTGGTCATTTTGATAACATAGCAGAAGTTTTAGAGGACAGTGTATCTGATCCCATGGCATCTGAGTTAATGGAACAATACGAACAGTATAAACAATCAAGACAAGAATGGGTTGAAAGTTATAAAGAAGGTTTAAATCTTTTAGGATTTAAATATGTAACTAGAACAGAACCTTTTAGAGGAGCAAGTTCAGTTACTCACCCTGTACTAGCTGAAGCTGTTACACAGTTTCAAGCACAAGCTTACAAAGAATTATTACCAGCAGATGGACCGGTTAGAACTCAAATTTTAGGTGCTATTAATGTTCCTAAAGAAGAACAATCTAAACGTGTTAAAGATTTTATGAATTATCAAATCATGGATCAGATGAAAGAGTACGAACCTGAATTTGATCAAATGTTATTCTATTTACCTTTATCAGGATCTACTTTTAAAAAAGTTTACTATGATGATTTATTAGGTAGAGCCGTATCTAAATTTATTCCGGCTGAAGACTTAGTTGTGCCTTACTCTGCAACATCTTTAGAAGATGCAGAAGCAATTATTCATGTTATTAGAATTTCAAAAAATGATTTACGTAAACAACAGATCAATGGTTTTTATAAAGACATTGAACTTGGTGAGCCTCCTATACAAGAAGATGCACTTAAACAAAAAGAAAGAGAGTTAGAAGGAGTTCAACAAAACGGTCAAGAAGACATGTACACTATTTTAGAAATGCATGTTAATTTAGACTTAGAAGGTTTTGAAGATATGGACCCAGAAACTGACGAACCTACTGGAGTTAAACTACCTTACATTGTAACTATAGATGAAGCTAATAGTAAAATTTTATCAATTAGAAGAAACTATGGTGAAGAAGATCCTTTAAAAAAGAAAAAAGATTATTTTGTACATTTTAAATTTTTACCTGGTTTAGGTTTTTATGGTTTAGGTTTAATTCACATGATTGGTGGATTATCACGTACAGCAACTGTTGCTTTAAGACAATTATTAGATGCAGGAACTTTAGCTAACTTACCTGCTGGTTTTAAAACTAGAGGTGTTAGAATGAGAGACGATGCACAACCATTACAGCCTGGAGAATTTAGAGATGTCGACGTTCCGGGTGGAAATATTAAAGATCAGTTTATGCAACTTCCATTCAAAGGACCAGACCAAACTTTATTACAATTAATGGGTGTAGTAGTTAATGCAGGACAAAGATTTGCAAGTATTGCCGACATGCAAGTTGGTGATGGCAATCAAGGCGCTGCAGTTGGAACTACAGTTGCACTTCTTGAGCGAGGTTCAAGAGTAATGTCAGCGATACATAAAAGATTGTACGTAGGTATGAAAAATGAATTTAAATTATTAGCAGAAGTATTTAAAACTTACTTACCACCTGTTTATCCATATGATGTACCAGGTGCAAGTAGACAAGTTAAGGTTACAGACTTTGATGATAAAATTGATATCTTACCTGTAGCTGATCCTAACATTTTTTCTCAAACACAAAGAATTTCTTTAGCCCAAAGTCAATTACAACTAGCGCAATCAAATCCTCAACTACATAATCTATATCAAGCATATAGATCTATGTATGATGCGTTAGGAGTAAAAGATATAAATGCAATTTTACCTCCACCACAACAACCACAACCAATGGATCCAAGTTTAGAACACATAATGGCAATGTCTTCAAAACCTTTTCAAGCATTTGGTGGACAAGATCACAAAGCACATATCGATGCTCATTTAAGTTTTATGTCTATCTCTATTATTCAAAATAATCCGATGGCAATGGCTTCAATACAAAAAAATATACTAGAACACATTAGTTTAATGGCTCAAGAACAAGTTCAAATAGAATTTGTTGAAGAGCTACAACAGATTCAACAAATGCAACAACAACTACAACCATTAATGCAAAATCCTGCAGCAATGCAGAACCCACAAGTGATGCAAATGAAACAACAAGTAGAACAACTTACAAATCAAATAGAAGCTAGAAAAGCTATTCTAATTGCAGAGTTAACTATGGATTACGCTAAAGAAGAAGATAAGATTAGTAGTGAAGCAGGTGGAGATCCATTGATTAAACTAAAATCTAGAGAACTAGACATTAAAGCTAAGGCAGATCAAGAGAGAAACTCTTATAATGAGGGTAGATTAAACATAGATAAGATGAAAGCAATGATGAATGACACTCATCATGACGAAAAATTAGAACAAAACGAAGATTTAGCTAATTTAAGAGCAGATACTTCGCTTGAAAAACAAGAAATGTCTATTGAAAGTAAAAAATTCGATTTTGGTAGAAATTTTAAAAAAAATTAAGTATAATTAATACATAAGGAGAAAAAATATGAGTAAAGATTGGCAAAGAGGATCAACTTTCATGAACGACGACGTCAAGATCGAAAAAGAACTTGGTTGTGGTCCAGACGGTTATTCAACAGGCGGTAAAACTATCGAAATGACTAGTGGTACTGAAACACAGACTGTGACTGTTAGAGGAACTAAAGCAATGAGAGCTGACAAAAAACCTGTTAAGGCTAAGTGGTACTAATATGTGGATCTCGGCAATTAAATTAGCCGTTTCTGCTGGTAGTAAAATTTACGCTAACAAACAGAGAACGAAAATGGCTATGTCTGATGCACAGCTTATGCATGCATCTAAGATGGCCGCTGGTGAGGAAGCTTACCAAGGAAAACTTTTAGAATCTAGACAATCAGATTGGAAAGACGAATTTATTTTGATTTTATTGTCAATTCCAATCGTAATGTTGGGATGGAGTGTCTGGTCAGATAATCCTGTACACATGGAGAAAATGGAGTTATTCTTTGTGCACTTTGGAAATTTACCAATTTGGTATCAAACAATTTTCGTAGGTGTCATTGCGAGCGTTTACGGACTTAAGGCAACAAATCTAATAAAACAAAAATAAGGAACAACTATTATGAGAAACGATTACGGAACAAGATCTATGTATAAAGAAGGTGGTAAAACTTTAAAAGCAGTACCAGCAGCAAAGAAAAAATCACTAGGAAAACTACCTAAAAAAGTCAGAAATAAAATGGGCTTTAAAAAAGATGGTGGAAAAATAAAATAATGAAAAACTTTTTATGTTGGCCATTAGAAATTATCAGAACTGTTTATAC